CGTCACTCGCCTGATTGGCAGGGCGCAGCCAGCCTTGCGTGGTTGTGGGCGTGCCGTTGCCTGTCCAAGATTCTACGCCAGCGTCAAAATACCAGATCGCTTTCCAGTCAAACTGCTCGCCAGCGCCCGCGGACAGGAGGGTAATCTGCTGGGCGAGCGACAAGTCCTCAGTCGTGCGGGCTAGGCGCTCCTGGTAGAGCAAGCCGCCAGCCAGCGCACCAAGGTCGCTGCCTTCGTAAGATCCTCGGAGTTGCGTGGCGAGCGTGTTGCGCTGCGTCGCCTCGGCGGAAATAGCAGTGGCGCGAGCGGCTGATTCCGTGGCAANCGCGGCGCTGTTGTCGTCAACCTCCGCGTACAGGGTCGTAATGTCTGCCNCCAGCGCTGCATCTGCGGTCGATCGTGCGGTCTGTTCGGCGGTAATGGCCGACGTGTTGCCAGATACGGTTGTGGCCAGCGTTGTAATCTGCGTCGAAAGCGCCGTATCGCCGTCTGCACGGGCGATCGCCTCGGTCGAAATGGCTGCGACATTCGTATTCACAACCGCCGTCAGGCTGGTGATGTCGCTTGCCAAAGACGTGTCGGCCGTGGATCTGGCCAATTGCTCGGAGGTGATCGCGGCCGAGTTGGCGTTGACCTGCGTTTCCAGTGTGAGCCTGGCGGAGGCTTCCGCCGAAAGGCCGGTCTTGATGATCGTGTCGAGTTCAAACGTCGCCTTGGACAGGCTTTCGTCGCGGGCGACGCGCTCGTTATTGACCGAGATGGCGTTGCGCAGAATGATCTCTGCGGATTCGCTAATGTCTTTGGCACGGGCGTTTGCCTCCATCCCGATGTCGCGGATCCTAGCTGCATTGGCGTCGCTAACAGCAGCGATCCTGTTCTGCACCTCCGCGGCCAGCGCATCGCTAGTGTCCAGCAAATCGTTGGACAGATCGGTAATCGCGGTCGTTCTGGCCAACGTCTCAGCCGCAATGGCGTCAGTCCTAGCCGTGACCTCTGCTGCAATGGCGTTGGTGCGGGCTAGTGCTTCTGCTGCGTCTGCATCAGTCCTGGCGAGCACTTCACCGGCAATAGCGTCGTTGCGCGCCTGCGTCTCGGCGGCGAGAGCGTCTGTGCGCGCAAGGGTTTCTGCGGCGAGGGCATCAGTCCTAGCGGTAGCCTCAGCGGCGATAGCGTCGGATCTGGCAAGTGCTTCCTCAAGAATACGCTGTGAGACACTACCAGCCAATGTGTCTGGACCATCAATCAAGTCGATGCGAGCACCAAGATCACTAAAAAGCTGGCTCTCAGTGATGGAACCAGTTAAAACTTCTAACAAATAGCCAGGGTCAAGTGCTGTTTGCCCGAGTACCCCGCTCAGTGCGTTGTAAGGCCCTGCAACGTTGGNTTGGGAGACGAACCGAATCCAGTAGTAATATGTCTGAGAGTTCCCGACAGAATCNGCAAACACAGCCCCTGGTGCGAATCCGACCAATACTGCTGCGCCAAGAGCGTCCGTGGAAGACCTCCAGACCTCAGTATATGCGTGGTTCGGGTACGCTANGGATGGGTCATCCCAATCTAATATGATAATGCTAAAGGCGCCAGCTACGGTGAACCCAGTAGGTACAGGGGGTGGCGTGTAATCTATTGTCCCATCGTACGTACCGGGTGCGCTTGGTGGCAACCCTAAAGCCCCACTATTCCCCCCAGACGTAATCCTTCCGCCACCAGCCAGAGGGTTACCAGAAGTCGCCCCAGCGAGGATCTCGATCGCCTCTTTCATTGGACGTAGGATCGACGCAACGGTCGAATCTTTTACTGCAGAAATTGCAGGTATACCAGGGATACGGGGTAGGTCAGCCATTAGAAACCCGCCATTTCGCGATTCGACGTGGCTATACCTATGCTACTTACAGGGACATTACCAATAACTTCAATTTCCCACTCGTCTGCGAGAAACCCTGCAGGGAGTCTATACGGGCGAATACTTGTTGGGCTCACAGTCGACACCAAAACTCCATCTGCGTAGGTCTTAATGGTCACATAACGACCACCTATCATTTGCGTGTAATCCGCGTGGACTTGCAGCGATGCAAAGTTTGTCGGCTTGGGCATCGTAAACTTCTTAGATTTCCACTGAAAAATGGGAGGGGACGCTGCGTTTGAGTCTAACGCGTAAACTTTGTTGTCGGACGCAATAATGTACAGCGTGCCAGTTAGCTGGTCTATGAACGCACCTTTCGCTGCTGCAGAAAAATTACTAAGCGGCGGGTTATCCTCTCGGCGCACAACAATCGCGTCGTAGTCCGCCCCTACCTTGTAAAACCCAAAGTACATATCGTTGTACAACGCCCCAATCATAGAACTTGGGTTTAGGAGCTGCCACTCTTCACGGGTATAAAGCGCCTTAGTAGCAACGTCTTGAGTGCCTTGCTCGATAGCCACAAGCCCGTTAGGACTTGCGTACAATAACCCATATTGATCGGAAACGATCGATCGTTTCGAGACACAAGGCTGTGTCATCGGTAGCTTTTCCTGTGACATTGATAACGGCGTGCCACCAGAAACTAAATAAGGGTTCTGCGTGGTCCCCACAAACAAACTGTTACCCATCACACCAAGTACCAACAATTGGGTACTCTGTGGTCATCGTATATATCTCAGGCCACGCGTGAGGGAGGTATGGCTCGCAAAAACCAAATACTGGTTACCCCGACTAAAACCCCCGCCATCATGCCATTTGGCATGGACACAAGCCCCTTGAGACCTGCCGGGTGGAGGCGTGTAGTACAGCGAAGGCAAGACACCCCCCGATCTCGGTGGCTTCGTTTAGTGTCAACATAGCTCGACTGTGCGATCGGAATTTCTGCTACAAGCTGGAACGTAAGTGATGTAGCACCGACAACTGAGCGGTAGATACGCCGATACTGAAAGTTGTAGTTACCCGTGGGGGGCGTTGAAAACCCGCTGAGCGTCACGGCCGATCCGCTATAACTTGCGTCGATAATTGCTGCAGGACTTGGGGCAGACTCCTCAGCTACGACCCCGAACTCGGTAACGTGTGTGTACACGTAGGAGCGTGTTTCTACTACAGAGGCAGTACCCTGTACCACCGAAAGGCTAGGAGCCCCAGTGGGGGCAGGAACCCCGAGTTCATACCATGCGTTTGGGTAAGGCGCCACGCCTGCGTTGTTACCACTAGCCATAGCGTAGTTTGTCTTGCGCGGAGCGAATCCGTCACTTGTAAAGTACAGCCGATACTCCCCCGTATCAGCAACAGGACCAACCGCCACGTCGACATCAGAATCCCACTCAAGCCAAATTGGTGTTATTTCAGGTGGGCCTGCAAAACGATAAATCGTTTCAACATTGTTTGTCGTAGGCGTATAGACCAGAGTAGCACCCTTCCACGTGCGCATCTCTTTCGATTGAAGCCGGACATTACGAGCAATTTGAGCCTGGTTATCCCCAAGCTCTGTCGCACCAATTTTAGGGGCGATCCCTGAAAATTCTGCGAGTTTAAATGCTGGCATGCCGACCCCTTAAAAAACTACTCCGCGACTTTTCCTGCCAAATCGGTCGCTTTCTTACGCGGTGCACGTTTATCAGCAGCGTCAGGATCACCAGCTTCGAGTGCTGCAAGGATGGTCTGCCCATCAGCATTGAGGTTGAACGTACCATCAGCGACTACACCGACGATTTTCCGCTCCGACATCTGACCAACAATAATGTTGCCGGCCACTTCTTCTGCACCAGTTCGTTTGACGAATTCTTCAAGCGTCATTGCCATGGTAATTCCTTGATTGTTAAAGGTATTGCTATTATGCCAGAAACGTACGTACAGCACTCGTTTCGTTAGTTATCCTCGGAAGCATAGAGCAAATTATCTGCCCCACGGTTAGTCCATCCGCGCCCGAATGCATCAAAACTACGCAGGGAAGCCCAAAACCGTAGCCTATAAGCTACAAAACGCAGCAACACGTCGTTGTGATCCATGGCGTCAAGCGCCGCCTGGGAAATACGACCCCACTGTCCATCGTCTGCGACTTTCACAGCTCGCTGCAGAAACCTGATTGCGTTTCCGTAACCATGGTTAACCGCTGCGTCAAACATCTGGAACTTGATCGCGGGGTGCGCGTTACCTAAGATATCCCAATAGTCGCGCTTGTAGATATCTTTGGCCTGCTGTAGTGTAAGGTTTTTGATGTCCAAGTACGGGTAGGAGTGCGCCGCGATGCCGTACTTCGTACCTTTCAGTTCACCTATCCCGACTCTACCGCTTGTCCAGTTACCGAGATCCTGGGGGTTGTCTGTAAACTTACCTTCATGCCCAATAAGCCGATCAAATGCTATATCGAAATTCATTATTTATTTCCTTGGCCAGGCAAGCTGAGAGGCTCTTGAATCAGCGGCGTGTCCGTCAGCATCTTTTGCCACTTCGCTAAGTACTCCTGCACACTCTGAGAATACGGCTGCGAGGGTTGCTGCGTGGTTACGGGTGGAGGCGCAGGTAGCGTTGGAGAGGGTGGTACTATTGGCAAGCTGGCGGCGCAGCCTGTCAAGCTCAATACGAGCAGCGGAAGCAGCCAGTGCGGTTTTTTCTGTGCGGTTCGATTAGCTTCTTCAAGTGCGTCATCCTTTAACTTTTTGGAGCCTTGCAGACTCAAGCATGGCGTTCCTACCCGCTTCGGCTAAGGCTTGAGACTGCTCAGCCAGCATGCGGTCGATCTTGGCATTAAGCCGCCANTCGTTAACTGCAAAACCAGCAGCGAACCCAAGGGCTAGACTAACTACCGCTGCGACTATCGTTGATTGTACGGCTATCACTTGCCACCCCTTTTGTGTCTTCGTAGGTTGCTGCGCCAATGTAAGTCATTACAACGCCCATAACAAACCCGTAGAACGGCAACGCAATCTGACCTAAAACTTCAGACTCAGACCCCAAGATCAGCAGGGGGAACAACACGCCAGAGAGCAAAGTAATCCATGCCATCTTGCGCCGGTTCTTCCATCGGTCGACTATCGCTTCCATAGCTCTTGCCATATGGCGGAAACTACAGTACTTACACCAATTATCCAAAGAACTGGCTTAACCAACTTACCCAGAAACTCTAGCACTACAAACGCACCACTAGCCGAGGCAAAAGCTGACACAACCCCTTGAGTGTTTTTATCAATTCTGTCTACTTTTGCTTCAACCGCTACTAGTCTGTCGTATATCTCACGGGGGGAAACGTCTTCTCTATCCATTAAAGGAACCTCTGGAACTCGACTTTGCCAGCGGCGCGAGTAAGACCCCGGTTTACACGAATTCTTGTTTCGTTAATAGCTACCCGGAAACGTCTGTCAAACTCCAATGCGGACTTCTTGTCGAAGTATGGTTGATTGGGTGTGTTGTGTAGTCGTGCTCGTGCGCCCATTGCGATTACTTCTGCGTACTCCTCGTACACTGCGTCACCCACCGTGGTCGAGTCTCGAGTAGGAGCCAGTGCAGCCCGGATACGCAATTGCCCCGTCCCGAACGTTGGGCGCGGTACAAGCTGAACCTCAGTTGGCGTCAACCGCGTGAGGTAGTATGGATCAGACACGACTGTGCGCCAGTCCGTGTGCCGGTAAATGTTAGACAGCTCTTCTGAACTTTTTGGGATCAGGAGAATTTCGTTGTAATAGGCCTCAACAATATCCACGAACTTCACACCCGCAGCAAGTACAACCTCATAGAAGCCTTCATTAGCTGTCGTGGGGATTGCACCAAGATCTTCCTGCCAAAAACGAGTACGCTCGCAAAATTCGATGCACGCGTTACGGATCGCTGTTTCAGCGACAGGCTCCGCCACGTCGGGGGCGTAGGGGATGACCTCAGGAAAGAACTGGGTGTACGCAGCCATTTACTTAAACCTTTGCCGACCCAGGCACATTAGGGTTAAACGGTAAGGCGGACATATTCGGATTGCGCTGCAGGTCCGTGTTTGTCTTGATGCCGAGCGCATTTGCAAACGCAGTGTAGTAAGCCACTGCGAGCTGAGAATTCTGCGCGTATTCAGCGTCCTTGCTGTAAGCCCTGTAAAGGATGTAGTCCACTAGAGCGTTGGCGTAGATGTCGTCGATGCCGATCACTGCACCGGCGTCGTCAGTGGCAACAGGCGAAGAGGCGTACACCAGCTCTACAAACAGGGAAGTCGCAGGAGACTTTGGGTACACGTAAAATGTTTTGGGGTCTCGTGGGTCGTACGTGAAGTGGCGAATGTCACCACCAGCGTTAGCGTCCACGTGCCAGTTGGGGTACTGCGCGTCGAGAATCTCGCGCGACACAATCCGAATCACTCGACCAGCAGTAGTACCGGCTGCACCCATGTTGCGGGGCACGTCGATAAGCATCACCGCGTCTGCGGGAAGCGACTGTTTGGTTGAATTTGCGGTTAGGACTTTGGAGGCGTTAGTGACGGACGCTTCAGGGCGCAGAAGCACGACTTCGCGCTGTCCATCGTTCAAATACCCCAGAAGCTCATCACGTGGCCAGCGAACACCAGTGTTGTCTTGAATCAGCGTCTGAGCTTTTGTGACGAGTGATTGACCTGTAATCGTTGCCATATGGCGAACTCCAAGAAGAAACAGCCAAGGTGCCGGAGCACCTTAGTTATTAGGGGTAGGGGGTTAACCCTACCCCTGTGCTTAGCCTGCGGCGACCAAGAGTGCTAGGCCGTCAGCCTGAACAACCTTGTATCCGTAGACGTTCAAGCCGCGAACCAGCGTGCCGAAGTCATTGGGGTTCTGGAGGCTTTCGACCTTGGCGATCTGTGAGGCGAACGTGATGGCCGACTTGTGTCCCGCCATGATCGCGTGACGCTTAGCCTTACCAACAGAGGCTGTGCCGTCCCAGTTCGTATCAACCGCTGCGCGGGGCAGAAGGTTAGATACGTAGACCGTGAAGCGGTCAATCATGCCGATCTTGCCGTTGCGCAGGATGCTGGATGCATCCCCCATGAACTGAGCTTGCGCGAGGTTTGACTGCATCAAGATCTGGCGCTCTTTGGGGGTCATCACCAAGAAACGGTCAGTCTCGGGCACGTTAGCTTCGTCCAACACGCTCGATAAAGCAGTGATGCTCTCGAGGATGTTAACGGCGGACAAAGTCACAGGCGTTGTGTCTGTACCAAGGTTGTACGCAGCCGAGATCTTACCAGAAGCGGAACCCTGGTTAGAAGCAGCGCCCTGGTTGAACGTACC